CCGCCTTCCCCACCCTCGGCGGCGGCGGTCTCCTCGGCCGGGGGCTCCAGGCCGAGGACGTCGACGGCGAGCGCGTCGATCTCGGCGGCGGCGGCCTCGGCCGCGGCGACCCGCTCGGCCTGGATTTCCTTGATCTTCTTCACTGCCGAGCCGAGGGACCGGATGGTCTCCATGTCCTTGCCCGTGATGGACGAGGCGCCGGACTTGGCCTTGAACGCCTCGACCGCGCCCTCCAGGGCTGCGGCGAGGGCGTCGTCGTCGTACGTCGCGAAGGTGTTGAGGTCTTCGGGAAGCTCGAACGGGTCCATGGTGCGGATCTCCAAGAGAGAGCTTGGAAACCCGGCCCAAAACCAGCGGCGTTCAGGCGGACCCGGCCTATCACCAGCGGTCAGACGTTCACGATCTTAGCCCCCCGCAGGTCGCGGCGGGCAGATCTGTCAAGCGGGCAGGTCGGTCGGCGGCACGCCGGGGATGTGACGTTGTCGGGCCCTACCCCCGGGCGTCGTGTGACACAGACCACAACCGCCTTTATCACAATTGTTAGTGCAACCTCACTGAGCGATGACCCTGACGGCGTCAGGGGCCCCCATAGGGCGCGCAGGACCCCCGTTCTGACCTGCCACGGTGTTACCAAATGGAGATCTGCGTCACATCTTGCGCAGGCCCGGAATTCGTTGGTTGCGCCGGGGTCTCAACCCCTGCTAGGTCGCGGGCAATTGGGACACACTCTGCAAAGTCGCACGTGAACCCGTACTCGCTGCTTGTCCGCAATGACCGTTAGGGCGTCAATAAGGGCGTCACCGAGGGTGAAAAGTGCCTCACGTGAACAACTGTGGTGCAGCACACATTTCTTGAACGGGGGCTGCGCTCTGTGTACCCCTTGGATCAGCACCCACCACGGGTGTTCCCACAGGCCTTTGGTCGCGGTCAGACCCTCGGGGATGGCTGCGGCCCTCTGCGTCAACAGAGGGCCGCCGGGTAGTTGCGTGCACCTAAGAAAGGGGCTTACCCATGGCCCACACTAACGACGGATCCCCGTCGCGTCAGGTCGAGGAGACGCAGGTCACGATGGGCCAGCGCAGGCGCAAGGTCAACGTGATCGCTTCTGCCGTCCTCGCCACCGGGGGGATCGGCGTCACCTTCGGCCTCGTGACCGGCGCCGTTGAGCCGGACGTAACGCATGCCGTAGTGGCGGTGGTTCTGGCCACCGTGGCCGGCGTTCGCTACCTGCTGCGGCGCCAGGCCGCCTAGCTGGCAGGCGGAGGGCCGCAGGGGGCGCGACGCTCCCTGCGGCCCTCGGCGTTATCCGGCCGGGGCGAGTTCGACCGGGGCGCCCGTGGCCGTATCCCGGGCGGTGCTGCCCGGGTTGGCCTCGGCGACCTTCGCGAGGAGGTCCGTGTCGTCGGTGCGCAGCAGCACGCTTCCCCCGCTGGCGACGAGTTCGATGGAGCCCTTACCGGCCGCGACGACCTCGCCGGACTTCTCGTTGCGGACGACGCTGCCCGGGTAGCGCGCGCCCACGGTCTCGGCCGTCGACTGGACGGACGAGCGGAACACGGTCCGCCCGGTGCCGCCCTCGCGGACGACCTCGAACTGATTGCGGTTCTTCTGGCAGGAGCACGGCATCAGCTCTGTCCCTTCGGTGCCCCGGCCGCCGACGCGGTCACGGGTTCGGTGAGTGAGAGGTCAGCGGTCAGCGCGTCGATCTCGGCGCGGTGCTGCGCCTCGGCGGCCTCGCGCTGCTGGAGCGCGGCCGCGAGGGTGTCGATGACGTCGGGGCGGACGAGGACGGACGCCAGCACCTCGGCGAGGCCGTCCGCGGACGTAGCGTCCACAGGGGCGGACGGACGGCGTCCGTGCTGGTCAGCGCCCTTGTTGTCCACAGGGGCGGACGGATCGTCCACAGGGGCGGACGGGTCGTCCGGGGTGCGGACGGACGGGGCGGACGACACGTCCGCAGCAGCGTACGAGGCGCACAGGGCGAGGTTCGAGCGCTCGATCGCCGCGGCGACCAGGGGCGTCGAGTGCCCGGGGACGGGGACCGACAGGACGGCGCGCAGCTGCCACCGGCCGCCCTCCTGCTTCAGGTGATAGGACGGCTGGCACCCCATGAATACCGTGCGGTCCCAGTCGGACAGCCAGGGAGCCATGGCGCCGGCGAACCACATGCCGCGCGCGTTGTAGCCGACGGTCACGATCCCGGCGACGGTGCGGGTGTCGTCGAACTGGCAGACCTCGTCCTCGCACTCGGCCCCGTCGCGCCGGTGGGGGGTGTTCATGGTGAAGGCGCCGGCGCGGACGAACGAGCCGTCGTCGAGCTTGAAGCGGGCCCGCAGGAAGTGCGTGGTGTCGAGGCCCTGGCGGGCGAGCTTGTCGATCGTCAGGTTCTTCCCTGGGTAGCCCGCGTGGGGTTCCCCGGAGCGGGCCACCCATCCGAAGATCCGGCCGCCCTGGAAGTGCACGCCGCCCGAGTCGGTGGGGAGTTCGTCCTCGGTCGGCTCGGCGAACCAGGCGGAGGGCATCGGGGGAAGCTCCCGCATCGCGGTCCAGGCCGACGCCAACAGCTCGGACTCGGCGAACAGATGGAACCCGGACGGGTCGGCCCCGGCCGCCGTCACGGTGTGCGGGCCTTCGGGGATGGTCGAGGCGCCGGTGTAGAGGCCCATGGCGAGCCGTACGAGCCGCCCGGCCTCCACTGCCCGGTTCAGGTGTCCGCGCGCGGTCTCCAGGCCCATACCGAGAGCCTTGGACACCTCGCGGGGGCCGACCGGGATCGGGGAGGTGGCCACGTAGTGCACGACGGCGCGGTGTGCGTCGGTCGGGCCGGTCGCGGCTGTCACCGCGGCGGCGGTCTCCTGGTTCTCGGGGTCCAGGATGATCCGGGCGTTGGCGTACGCGGGCATCGAGACGAGGGTCGCCCCGCGCACCCGGGCGCGGGTGATGCGGACGAGGAAGTCCCCGGAGCTTTCGGAGTGGATGACGACGCCCTCGTCCGGGGCGTCGGCGTCGCCGGCCGCTGCGGTGAGGACCCGGGAGGCGGCGAACTCGCGGAGGGCTTCGGCCGCGACGGTGCCGCCGGGGCCGGTGATGAGCTGGCTCGTGCGCTGCTGCCGCAGGAACGAGGCGCTGTCGTCGCTGGTGTGCGAGGCCGCGGTCATGGCGCTGGTGTTGCTGGCGGTCAGGCACCATGCGCCGTCGGCGAGCTGGAGGACCGACAGGGCGGGGATGGAGGCGGCGAGGACGAGGAACCCGTCCTCGTCCTCGGTGAGGGTCTTGTCGACGAACTCGACGTCGACGTCATCGAGGTCGACCGAGACGCCGAGGGGGGCCTCCTGCTCCAGCAGGGTCACGGCCTCCCACCCGGCGCGCTGCGTCAGGTAGAGCACACCTGAGCCGGGGATGCGGTCGCCGTCGCGGTCGAGGCTGTTGATCGCCCCAGCGAGTTCCGCGCCCTGGTGGCCCATCAGCATCTCGTCGGCGTACTGCATCGGCCAGGGGCCGGAGCCGTCCCAGTAGAGGGCTTTGGGGGCGAAGATCCTCCCGTCTCCGGTCTGCTGGTTCTCGAACGCGAGCGCCGCATTGCCGGGGGTGGACCAGGCGCGGACGGGCGGGACGTACGGCTCTTCGGCGGCCGTCTCCGCTGCTGCTGCTGTGGGTTCCATCGGTGGCTCCTCCTCGGGGCCGAGTGGGATGTCCGTGGTCTCGCCCGCGAACGCGAGCCGGATCCGGTCGAACGTGATCGGGCCGAGCCGGTCGGCCATGGCGTCCAGCGGCCACGTCTCGGCGGTGTACGTGCCGGTCGCATGGGGGACCCAAGGCGTGTGCTGCGCCGGGGTCTCGGGGCGTTCGTGGGTCGATTCGAGGGCGTCGACGGCGAGCCGGTGGGCGTCCTCCAGGGTGGGGCCGTCGTGGTCGCGTTCGTCGCTGACGGCCCACACCCACACCGGCTCGTCGCCCTGCGGGTTCCAGTGGTTGACGCCGAAGGCCCGGCCGACGACCGGGCCGGACAGTGCAGCGGCGCGGGAGCGGACGAGGCCGATCAGCTCGTTGCGCTGGTCCTCGGTCCACGCTGCGCCCTCGCCGAGGTACCAGAGCGTCAGGTGGAGCTCGTCGACGGGCTCGCCGCCGTCGAGGGCCAGGCGCTCGGCGTCCTCGTCGGAGGGGACGAGCGCGATCATCGCGCCCGTGTGCTCGGGCTCGTCGTCGGCCGCCGCGGTGACGCTCTCCGGACGGGTGACCTCGGCGCCGTACGGGAACCGGTTCCCGGCGAGGAGCGGGAGCGTCCGGTCGTCCCACGCCAGCGCGTACTCCTCCGGGTTGGGGATGCCGGACGCCTGGAGTGCCGGCCGGAGGTGGCTCTCGGTCAAGTCGTCCGTGATGCCGTACATCGTGCGGATGAGGTCGGAGTCCGGGCCTGCCTTGAGCTGGAATTCGACCGTCCAGTCCTTCGCTTCGTAAGCGCCCGCCGGGCTGGCGTCTTGGAAAGGCAGGGCGGAGGCGCGGGACGGGGCGTGCTCCAGGCGCAGCACGCAGCGGCAGTTGACGACCTCCTCGGCCGGGGCCGTCGGGTCGCCGGGCTGCATCATGTCCCGGCCGCCGACCCGGAACGGCTCGTCGAGGAACCGGAGTTGACCGTCCACCTTGTCGTGGCTGTCGCGGACGAGGGTGTCGCCTCGGGTGCGCCACTGCTTGACGAGGGGACGGTCCTCGCCGGACATGGCCTGCGCGGCGGCGAGGGTCGCTGAGTTCCAGGCCCTCGACGCCTCGGTCCGGGCGATGCGTTCCTCCCGGCCGGGGCCGAGCTGCGCGCCCTCTTCGCGGCTGAACATGGCGCGCAGCCGGGCGCGGAGTGCGTCGACGTCCTCCCCGGCGTCCAGGCCCTCGGCGAGCGCCTTGACGGCTTTCGCGGACAGGTCGTCACCGACCGCGCGGAGCAGGTGCTCCGTGCTGTCGACGTAGTCCCCCAGCGAGGGAGGGAGGGTGCCGTCGTCGTACCGGGCGGGGAGGTCGTCCCAGCCTTCGGGCAGATCCTCCCCCACGCTGTCGGCGGCGTCCGTGGCGGCGGTCTCGGCGATCCCGAGGAAGCGGCGCACCAGGCGCGGCACGCGCTGGGACCACATGCCAGCGATGCGGGCGACGCTGAAGCGGGCGGCGACGATCTCGGTCGCGTTCTCCAGGCCGGCCGCGAACTCCTCGGCGACGTCGTCCAGGACGGCCGCGACCTCCTCGGCCGCGTCGTCCTCGGCCGCGGCGAGGGCGGTCTCCCAGTCAGCCATTACTCGCCTCCGGGGTCGAGCCGACGAGGGTCACGGCGCCCTCGGCGTCGCGGGCGAATGCCCACATGCCGAGGGTGATCACGCCGTATCCGGTAGGCGTGTTCAGCGTCACGTAGACCGTGGCCTCCTCGCCCTCGGGCAACTGCTCGAAGTGGGCTTCGGCGAGGGCGCCGACCTCGCCGATCAGGGCGACGATGTACTCGGCGCTCTCCGGCGAGGCCGGCGCCGATACGAACTGCGGGTCAGCCACGGTGCTCCTCCTCGGTCGTGGGTGCGGGCACGGCGAGGTGTGGGGCGTCGCCGGGCTGGCAGTAGCAGGCGGCCGGGACGTGGTCGCACTCGTTGCAGTACGCCCAGCCGCCGACCTCCCCTCGGGTACGGCCCTCGACGAGGGTCACGGTGACGACGGTCAGGGCCTCGCGTCCGCAGGCAGGACAGGGGCGGTCCTGGTGGGCCACGAGGTCGACCCGGGAGGCTTGCGCGGCCGACGCGGCGAGGGCGGCCTGTTCGGCGGCGTGCCGGTCGTACTCCAGGCCACGCCAGGCGGCGACCTCCTCGGCCGGGCCGTGTTCCTTGCAGTGGCAGCACCAGCCGAACGCCCGGTGTGCGCTCTCGCTGTGTCCCAGCGGAGCGGACGGGCGCTCGACGGGCGGGGCGGGGTTACACACGGCGCGGTTCCTCCTCGGCCATGTCGCAGGTCTCGCACCACGCCCAGTAGCCGACCGGGACGACCCCGCCCGGGGTGAGGAGGACGGTCTCGCCGGTGAGGAGCGTGTACGCCTTGCACTCCGGGCACCACTCGGCGGTCACGTTGGACACGTCGCCGGCGACCTGGACGTCCAGCGGGGGCGGGGTGGGCAGTCGGCTGGTCATGCGGCCGCCGCGTAGTCGGAGCAGGACGACAGGGCGGCCGGGACGACGTCGTAGGAGTGGCAGATCCCGGCGGCGATCAGCTCCCGGCAGTAGGTGTCCAGGGCGTTGGTGAGGCAGCCCGCGTCCAGGCTGTAGCGGTTGGCGATCTCGGGGACGCGGGCCCATACGCCGTCGAGGAGCTTCCACTCGTCGACCTCGTGGGCCTTGACGGGGAACAGGGTGTGCAGCTGGGCGGTCTCGACCTGGCGGGCGCGGGAGCGTTCGGCGCGCGGGCACAGGGGGGTGCGCTCCAGCTTCCGGCCTGCCGCGGACAGGGCGTGCCAGATGAGGCCGTCCGCTGCGGCGAGGAGGCCGTCCCTCGTGCCGCTGGCGGCCGG